CCATGTAGATAAATCTATTTCAAATTCTAATCCATTTATTTCTACTAACATAAATGGAACAATAAATCTTTTGAACGCTAGTCTGAAGGTTGAGGTTGAGAAGTTTCATCATATTTCTACTGATGAAGTATATGGTTCCTTGGATTATGATGATACAGAACTTTTCAAAGAGACCACTCCATATGATCCTCGTAATCCTTATTCTGCAACTAAGGCAGCAGCAGAACATTTTGTAACTAGTTGGCACAATACTTATGGTCTTCCTTATCTTATCACTAGTTCTTCAAACAATTATGGTCCAGGACAGCATGAAGAGAAGTTAATTCCTAAGGTTGTA